CTCTAGCGTCTTTTAAACCGCTCATTAGTTGACTGAGCGGGCTTTCACGCTGCTCAATCATCTGCTGCATGCTTTTTAACAGATCTTGAGTCTGTGTTGGATCAAGCTCCAAGTTTGCTTTTGGAGACAATGTACCCTGACCAGTGATTGTTGCGTCTAATCCTGCCATAATTTATCCTATTAACCTGTCAGTTGAGTTGGATCAATATTAAAGGAATTATCACCAATTGGCGTAAAAGCGCCACCGCCAGCATTGTTGTTTAGTATATCAGTTGTAGATGATGGAGTGTATGGGTTACCACTTGGATCAAAAATCTGTGGAGCTTGACCGGGGTTAGTAATAGTCTGATAACCATTTTGATCAACTGTAATTGTCCCGCCATTAGCTAACGGGAATGTGCCGGGGGTTACATTTCCGTTAGCATCTGTTGTCATACCACTACCTGTATTTCCTAGTCCTAACATACTTTGCACCAAACTTCCTATTGTTGTACCGGGGCTTAACGTATTAAGCAATGAATTAACTGCGTTTGTACCACCACCCAATGCACCACCCAATGAAGTAATTTGAGTAAGTGGTGATAATTGAGCAGACTTAGTAACCGTGGTAGGCACGTTAAGCCCACCAATAATTTTGCTAAGATTAGCTGCTACTGATAACGGAGCTGTTTGTTGTAAACCAGCTAATGTATTTGCTGTTGTGCCATATTCTTGACCAACAGCGCCTTGCGCTGCGCCAGCTTGTACACCAGTTTGTTGGTTAGATAATGCAGCTTGCATTTGAGCAGCCGCTAAGTTTGCGTTAGCGCCAGTCAATGCTGTGTCAGCTGCGGTTGTACCGCGCAAGCTACCAAACTGTCCAGATGCAATTGCCGCAGCATCAGCTGGGGCAGTAATCTGTGGAATTAAAGTTTGAAGTTGTTGGTTTTGTGCTTGAAATAAACCGCCTAATGCAGTATTAACGTTAGGGGTTACTTGACCAGTTTGCTGATTAACAATCCATGGGTTTGCAGCGCCAGAAGCAATTGATCCTAACGTGCTTTGTGAAGTAGCAAACGGATTAGTTGGTGCATTTAATTGGTTAATCGCGCCTTGTGCTACAGTATTTTGTAACGCAGGAACACCTGCCGCGCCAATAGATGCTTGATTTACTACGTTTTGTTGCGCAGTATCCATCCATGACGGTAGCGTCGTGGCTTGTGTTGTTGTATCAGAAACTAAATTATTTAAGCCAGCCATTATGATTTAACCTTTTTGTGTGCTTCTAGCAAATATGCTAAGGGACCTTTACTATCTGGAGGCAGATGTTTTGCGTCGTGCTTTTGTTTGTGTTCTCTAATGGTCTCTAAAAAATTGTCTAGCACTTTAGAACCACTATCATTGCTACCATTACCTAATGAAGATACTACATCAGCTGGGATAACAAACTCACCATTAGCTAACATAGCAGGCACATCGTCTGATGTACCATCGCCATCACCTTTTACATAACGGTGTTGTAAACCACCTTCGCTATAAAATTCAGGCACATGTTCTTGTTCTTGTCCATCAACATCCACCAAACCGCCTGTTGCTAACTGAGGTGCTGCTACAGGAGCCATTAATCCTTGCGAAATTGGTGCTGTATAAGGTTGGATTGCTGGAGCATTAACAGAATTGTCACTTAATGTAAAATCTGTAGTGCCTTTAGAAAACGTTGGTGTTAAAAAACCGCTGTCTGTTCCGCCAGTTGTTGATGTTGTGCTTGTTGGTGTTTGCAAACCTGAAAGAGAAGGTAGCATTGTTCCAGCAGCTGCGCCAGTTAAATGCTGGCCAGTTTGAAGCGCTTTAGTAGCTGGCGCCAATACTTTATTTAATACGCTATATGCTTGTTGGCCATATTTAGCAACTTCCGCTGGGGTTACGCCAGTGTCTAATATGCTAGTAGCGCCTTGGCCACCACCAGTGGCATCAATAATTTCACCAGTATTGGTGTTTAGAAAAGAACCATCAACAGCAGATTGAGTTAAGGGGTCTCCAGCAGCGCTAATAAATGAACCGTCGGCAGCTTGGAAAACACCAGAACTAACTTGTGGTAACGCAGTGCCTGTAGAATCTACTAATGCACCAGTTACGGGATTTAGGAAAGAACCACCACCTAAATCTGTCAGTGCTGCTCCAGTGGAGTCTACCAAAGCATTTGTAGCGGTATCTAAAAATGTTCCGCCGCCAAGATCAGTAAGGGCCCCAGCTGAGGCTAAATCGGAAACAGAAGCTCCAGCCGCTAACGCGTCAGAAACAGAAATAGCGCCTGCAGCAGCTTGTGCAGCAACGTCTGATGAGGCTAACGTAAACGCCGCGTCTCCAGCAAAACTACTACCCAAAAAATCTGCAACTGGTGCTGCAATTATTTCTGCTGTTCCACCCATTATTATTCCATTACTATTGAATATGTTTTTTCAAAAAAATTACCACCAAGGCGTTCTATCAATTTACCATAATCTAAAAATGGTTTTATACGAAACTGAATACGTTGGGGCTTACGCTTTTTAATTTCCTCAGTAGTCCATTTTATAAATTTGTAACCCAACATACCTTTTCGATAATTTGGACTAATATATAAAACGTCTGAAGTTACTGTTAAACTTTTTTTATAGTGGATATGGTTTAAAATAAACCATAAACTATAACCAATTAATTTGCCATTATCTCTGGCAGTGTGGATCTCTAGCATACCCTTTTCATACAACATATTGTATTGTTCAAGGTTTGGATCTAATTCTATTACATCAGTACGTTCAGCAATCTCATCATAGTGATCTTTGAACAATTGCATTGCTTCATCGGCAAAAGGCATGGGCGCCTCTTTTTGGAACGTAATCATATTTTTCCCCTATTTCTACATACACTAATGCAAAAATAAGAGTGTTTACGCCCTATCTTTTTAAAGGACCGTTAACTAAATTTCCAAACTCATGCGCCCAATCTTGCCAGCTATCGTAAGTCTGCGGGTCTGGCGTACCATACGGTTGGAACGCTGCAGACTGCGCTATTTCTCTAGCAACCTTTTGCCACTCATCTTCTGGAGCAAACGGTATATGGGTCTGGCTATAAAACAACACCAGATTTCCATTAAATTCATCCCAGCTAGAATAGTCTGGCAAAAACGGAAAAAACTGTTGGCCCTTAAGGACGCTCATCGCCTAACTCTTGGGTAATTAATAAACGACCTTGTTCATAGTTACCGCCAATCTCGTTAGATACTACCTGAAATTGAACTTCACGATGCTCAACGCGCAAATCAATTTTTTCAGTAGATGGGCTAAATACGTATGGTCCTGAATCTTCTACTTGTGATGCAGCAAATTTACGACCAATAATGGTTAAACTTAAATTGCCAGCTTGCACAAAATCAGGCTCAATGCGTCGAATGTGCATACGGCGATTATTACCAATAGCTTGTGTGTTGGCTGGTGTCGTTGTACCGCCAACCCAGCTAATATCGCCAGTAGTATAGCTTGAATAGATAGCAGTTTGTTCTTTAAACGATACCTGATCTAAACCAGTTTCATGTTGCCAGATTGGGTAGCCACCTTGAATTTGATAAGCTAAAGTGTTTGCCAATGGGGCTACTCCAAACGATGTAGCGCTAGTTACTAACGTTACACCATTTGCGCCAATGGCTGCATTAGAATAAAATTTAGCATTAGCAATTTGAAATACTGCATTTCCCGGCGCTTGACTAAATGTTAGATAAGATCCGGGATAAAATGTTGGCGTTAAATCGCCAGCAAAATATAACTGACTAGAATTTGCTGCAGGCAATGAAGCTGGATGATTAATAGTAACGTAATCTTGACTAAACGTTACGTCGTAATTCCAATCAGCCCATAATGGTGTTGGGAATACTTCTGTGGTGTATCCGCAAGAACGTTGTGAACCAACAGCTTGGCCAGCGTCATACCAAAGTTTATCTTTGACATTATAAATAATAGCATCAGTACATTCTGTCGCTGTGCCACGGGGATAAAAGAACCAAATCTCATTGTAACGTGGAACTTTGGTCGCCCATACTTTTTGGCGCTGTTGATAATTAAGGTTGTTAAATAGCCAGTTTACGTTTTTATCATTTGGCACAACCGTAACACGACCGTCGTATAAATAGAAACGGTCAACACCCATCCAATAATACAATCCATCCATCTCAACAACAGATTGAGATGACATAATAGAGATCTGGCTAGAAACAATATCGTATGTCCAATAGTTTGGCGCGCTACCAGTAAATAGCACACGGATCAAACTATCGGTTGCCCAGAATAGTCCTGCTGGTGAATAAGCACCACCGCGGATTGGCATACCAAAAACTACTTTACCAGTAGCAACGTTAACTTGGTTTGCCAGTGGACCATTCCAATCTGTCAACGATTGGTTAGCGTATATTGAACTTACGTTGTTATTAGCAATAAAGCCGTTAGAACCATACACAAAAATAAATGGGTGCAAAGCACATACACCACCATCCACTGCAATAGCTTGATATGTTGGTGATGTACCACTGGTATCAGCTAAACCGTTAAACGTCCACTGTTCGGACGAATTAGGTAATACCGAACCAATGTATACTTGAGACTTAATTGCATTATCAATATTGTTTAAATTTAAACCGGGGTGCGCAAGTAAATTTAACGCGCCACCCTGTGGATTATATTGATAATCAAACTGCCAAAGTAAATTAGGATTTGCTGAAAAGTTATAGTTGTATAACCACACATTACTAATAGAACCAGAATGTGCTGGTGTAAAAGTGACTACTGTGTTGGGTGATGTGAATGTAGAATTTGTTACTGTGTAAGGTGTTACAGTGCCGCTTTGTGAAAAAATGATTTGTGTACCATTTGAAAACGGCTGTGTATAACTAACTGGAGTTGCATTAGAACTATTAATTGTAAACGACGTTGTATTGCTAGCACTAATGGTTGTGTTAGCAACTGGAAACTGAGAATAGCCAGAAATAAATATAGCGCGATATGGCCCGCTACCAATACCTAACGATTGTCCAGTTGCAAATACATCTAAACCAACTCGAGTTCCAGCAAACACATAATTTACGCCATTGTAACCATTCATGGTCATACCACGCATGATGCCGTCAAACGTAGCAAATATTTCTTGATAGCCACCCATTTTCTTAGGCACTTGACGTTGAAAACGGCACCACACGCCATCGGTATATTCTGGTGTTTCGAATATAGTACCGTCGCGTTTTATCCCGCCCGGTAAAGCCATTTTGTAAACTTGACTATACTGGGGCTGAATTTGCTGCTGTTGCGCTGGTTGTGCTGGCGCGACAGCCATTAGAACGTCCCACCACTAATAAGTCCCGCTGTAAGCGTGCCAGTAACTGTTTCCGACCCACCAACTAAAAGCGATGCTGGGGTGCTAATTACTGGAGCTAATGCGTTTGTACCGTTTAAATCTAATATTTCAGTACCGTTTGCAGTTAAACCTAAAATACTGGTTCCACGTAAATACATACCTGTTGCGTTGTCGCTTATAAACGAAAATGATGGCGTTGAAGCGGATCCATTTTGAGCAAAAAATACTCCAGCGTTAGTTGTTGAAAGCGTAAATAGACCAGACGCTTCGCTAAGCACTAACGCAACTTGACCAGCAGATAAAACCACTGGAGCAGAACTGCTACCAGTTGTATTAAATGAAAGGTTGTAAGAACCTGATGTTGTATTATTAACTAGCACATACAACTGAGTGATTGCTGGAAGCGTAATACTTAAACCTGTTGTACGTGTGCCAGATAGGGCAACATAGGTTTGAATGGTTGGTGCGTACGTTGTTAAATTAAACGTGCTGCCAGTGATACTATCAACGTCATACGTTCCAGAGGTAAAGGTGACGTTGTTTTGATTTGTTAAACCAACCGTAAAGAAGTTACCTGTGCTAGATTCGTAGTAAATAAATCCAGAATCACCGGGGTTAGCAGTAATGCTAGACAAACCATTAATTTTTGATGGAGTCTGCGTTGCAATTGTTAACGTGCCAGTTCCACCATTTCTAAAACCAATCCACCAACCGGGGGACAAAGTGGTAAGGTTTGGCAGTGTGAATGTGCCAACGCCGCCAACCCATACGTATGTATTAGCTCGGCTACTATTTGTAATTGAAGGTGATACTGATGTTTCAACAACGTTACTAGTAACAGCTAACTGACCCAATACTGTAGTCAATCCTGCGCCAGCCAACGAAGACGCATCAGCAGATGAAGTACCAGTGCCTAAGGTAATAACGCCCCAGCTACCGTTAACGTTAGCGGTATTATTGGTTAGGTAAAAATAAACTGTTACACCAGAATTAACTGTAACGCCATTTAAACCATTAATATCTGTAACGGTAAATGCCACAGAACCTTTATTACGGAAAAATATATCGCTGCCAAGTGATCCTTGAGTTGCGTCTGGTAAAGCAATTGACAATCCAGTGGTAGATGGCGTGCAATCCATAATGCGTGATGCAGGGACCTGCGTGCCACTAACTACTTGAGGCCAGTAAAGTTGGGTGTTAGAACTAAACGCTAAGGCGTAATACGATACGTCCGTTGGTTCAATAACGGTACCAGTAAATGGCGATACAAATGATTGTGACATAGATTAGGGTTCCTGAACCGTTACGTTTCTGTCGATGCGGCGTTGGTTGTCTTCTTGTTTGAGCGCGGCCAATGAATCGTCGTAGTATTGTTTCCAAATTGGTAGCTTGTCCATGGCTTTTAAATAGCCTTGAGCTTGCAATAAAGAGCCAAACAACATCGCCTGTGGGCACTCGCGCGTGAACAGATTTTGTTGATTTTGTGAGTCTAGTGGCTGGATTTCGCTGTAATACAAAATTTCAATGGGGTACGTAGTATCTGGTTTTGGTGCAATAGCCCAGTTGTTATAGTCATAATCAGCGTAATAAAGCGGTGTGCCATTCGATGATTCAGCTTGATACTGAGCCACATAATCTTGGCTGCGCAGCAAAATAGGCTGGCCATTACATTTCATTGAAACTGTTTTACGCCAGCGTGCTGGTTTGTTTAGCACCACTTGATTAGTGGCCAGTGTTGTTTCAACTACGGTTAACTGCAAATACGTTTTTAACTGCGCCGCAATAGCAGACTCAGCCAAACCAATTAAGTTTGGAATTTGAGCTACAAATTGAGCATCATCACGCTCCATGTAGTTAATAATGTCAGCTACGAGGTTGTCGTAGGTCATTTGATATGCGCTGGTCATCGTGTATAGTAGCTGTAGTTAGGTTGGAAGTAGATTGGTGACTTATCACGATCTTCTTCTTCGGCTTGCGTACGTAGATTAAGTGC